CACTACTCCAAAATGACCTTTGTACCGGGCAGCTTCCCGTATTTGGCGAACAGCGTGAAAATGATGATCGAAGAAGGCTGCGAGAAGATCGCGTGCAACTACGCATACGAGCCGACCTACACGGCGGAGGACGCGCGGCTGCTTTTCTACGAGGTCAAAAAACTGGCAGACTGGATCATCGACAACCACAAAGATGTTGTGATTACCATGCTGGACAACATGATCGGACGGAGCAACGGCGACGATAAAAACTTCTGCGGTGGCACTGGCAATATGCTGGCGTTCGCGCCGGACGGAAAGGCATATCCATGTATTCGATATGCGCCGGTGAGCATCGGGCAGGAGAAGGCGGCGAACATCTGTTTGGGCGACTGCCGAGAGGGACTGTATAAAACAGAACACCAGCAGGCGGTCAAAGCAAGCCTCGATGCAATCACCATGAGCAGTCAGTCACCGGGAAAATGCCTGTCCTGCCCGGTTGCGTCTGGATGCGGATGGTGCAGTGGCCTGAACTACGAACTGTTCGGCACGGCCAACAAACGACACACTGGCATTTGTCTGGTGCACAAGGCGCGCGTGTTAGCGACCTGTTACTACTACACCCGACGCTACCTTGAGCTTGGCGACGTTCTGCCGAAGCGGATCAATCTCCCGCTTGAAGAGGCGTATGACCTGATCGGCAACGACGCCGTGAAAGAACTGTGCCTGCTTGAGATGAACGCAGCAATGAAATATCTGACGGAAACCGGGGGGATGACGCAATGAGTTTGCAGAATATCACCGAGAAAGCGATTGCCGAGAGTATACAGGATGAGAAGGCATTTTTGCTGATCGTCCAGCCGCGAAGCGACGGAACAGCAGCATTGTTTCGGGTGGCGCCTGAGAAGCTGGATCAGATCATTGGCAAAGCCTTGCAGGTGCCTGAAATGAAGGAATCGCTGAAAGGCGTAAAGCTGGCGGCAACCTCTGACGGCAAGGGGAACATTACGTTGACGTTGGGAGGTAAGGGCAAATGGCAGACGTGATCGAGGCGAAAACGCTGATTATAGACGGAGTTACCTATAAACTGGTGGACGAGGATGTTCCCAGCTGGGCAAAGAAAAGTAAACCAGATGACACCCTTCAAAACCCAGGCGAACCGGCTGATTCTGCCGTGACCGGGCAGAAAATTTCAAAGATGGAAAGACGGCCATTCATTGATTACGACGAAGATGGAAGGCTTTCTTTTTTCTGTGATGACGACAAGGAGGACTGAGCAATGAGCAAAACACACATCGCAAGCGATGAATCCCTGCAAGAAATCAAGCAGGCAATCGCGGGCAGCGCGCTGGCCTATACGGGTGATGCCCGCACGGCAGCGCTGGCGACCGGCGACCCTGACACCATCGACCGCTACTACAACAGCGTGGCGCGGCAGGTAAAGACCCGGCAGGAAATGAACTTGCTCTTTATCGACTGGTGGACGGCAAACTGGAACGACGTAACCAGCACATACAACGGAATGTTGTGGCGCTGGTTTGACACCATCCTGGAGGATAGCAGGGTGCATGGCGTCGTGTTTCCCCTGTTTGGCGTTTCCACAACCGCCATTGGCGAGTTGACGGATGATAGCGTCGGCCTTGTCTGCACGCCGTCTACCGCCGCAAGCGCAGAACAAGACGATTTCGCCGGTCTGCCGCAGTTCTGGTGCGTCGAGGTGGCCGCAGAAAAACACGAGGACGGTACGCACACCATCTACGCTTGCCAGTATATCGACGATGACGACTTCGTGCGTAAGTCGGGGCACCTGGTTTGGGTGCTGCAAAAGAACACCTACACCCGCGAGCGCGACGAGTATGGCTGCCGCATTTTCAAGATGCGCTGTCATAAGTCTGGCGGCTATACTACCTGGCCGCAGGGCACCGACCGTAACGGTACGGTTTATCCTTACATCGCAAACCCCAAGTATGCAGCGGGTATGCAGGAGGACGGCTCGATCAGCTGCGAAAGCGGCCTGCGGCCCGTGAATTTCAAAAACCATAACGACAACGTGAAGCTGTGGCGTGCGCGCGGCAGCCAGTACGCCGGCGCATCCGGCGCGCTGCTCAAGTGGCAGCTGCGCATGATGTGGCTGAAATATGCACGGAAGGGAAACAGCGGAACCATCGAAGGGTGCTCAAGCTACAACTGCCAGTACAAGGCGGCATTCAGTGCGCAGGGCGTGACCTATTTCCCGGTCACGATGGCGCAGATGGCAAACCTGCTGGTCGATTCCTGGGTGGAAATCGGAACGCACACCGGTACGTCTCAGGATCGCGGCAGCGCAGATATGCGCGACATTGCCTGCGAAGTGCAGATTACGCACATTGACAAGATCACTGTGGAATCTACGGAATATGCAGCGGTCTATGTGGATGTTGCGCAGCCGTTCGACGTAGTGGCCGATCAAACAATGCTCTCCACTATGCCGTATGGTTCCGGCTGGAACGATACCGTGCAGGGAAACGACGGCAGCCGTTACAGCTGCACGAGCGGCAAGGAACCTGGTTTGATCCAAAAGACCGAGTTTCAGCCCGGCGCGTACATGATCGTGGCGGACGAGCTGTGGCAGTGGGGCCAGAACGAAGCGGGCGATTTCACGCTTGACGTGTACACCTGCCACGATCAAAGCAAGGTGACTACCAACGGCTCCATCAGCGCGGACTATACAAAGCAAGAGGACCTGACCCTGACGTTTCCGTTCGATACAAAGAGCAGCTGGCAGTACATCGAGGACACCGCCATCAGCGCAGACCCGGCGGTGCTCTGGCCTGCTGCTGTATCGAACCGGGCAGGCAGCGGCACCGGCGTAAAGGCGGGCTTCGGCGTCTCCCCGGCAGCGTCCGGCGTTCGTGCGGCGTGGCGGTGCTGTAACCTCAACAACGGCGGCAATTGCTCTCTCGCCGCGGCTAACTCGAACAATGGTCCGTCTAACGCGAACTGGAACGGTTTGGCTGGCGCGCAACTGGTTCAAAAAAATCATCATACATTGCGTTGTACATTCCTCGCGTATTGCGAAAATTTCTTGAAACCAGCAGCCGGGGCGCGCGTGCGAAAGCAGGCGCGCCCCGGCCTTCGGGATAAGGAACTCGACAGGCGGCTAGTAGCATAGGCCATTACGGCTGAACCCGAACGCCGTTGAAGAACCAGATGATGATTATGAAAACTTACTGCAAACCGAAACAAGTAAATATCGAAAGTGTGTCCTTTAATCGCCCAGCTGTGCATGAGGCGTTCGGAAACGGAAAGCTGCGGCGGATGGATTTCAGGCTCTTTTTGAACGACACGGGGAAGATCACACTGGAAGAACTGGACATGGAACGCCGGAACCACGAGTGCAACAAGATCCTTGCGGCAATCGACGTGGTTGCAGAACATTCCACAGAAAAGATCGTCAAGCGTGATCTCAATCTAAAGCCTGTGCGCCAGTTTAAGCGAATCGACGGCATCCGCATGAAGGAGCGCGATTTGTGCCAGGAATCCCCGGAGCAACAGGTGTTTGAATACATTTTAGTTCGGGCGCTTGCACCGCTCTTCCATGCGAAAATCCTGCCGTGTCAGTATGGAAGCATCCCAGGAAGAGGGCAGGTGTCTGGTGCGCGCAAAATAGAGCGTATCATCCGGCGCAAGATTTTGGGCACGGCAGATGCAGTCAAAGGAGACGTGCATCACGCATACCCTTCCACAACGACTGAGTGCGTTATGCGTTTGTTGGAGCGGGACATCCACAAAAACAAACCGCTGCTTTGGCTGGCGCGGGCGGTCATGGCAAACTATCCGGGGGCTGTGCTCTTGATCGGAGGCTATTTCTCAACATGGGCTTATAACTACGTTATGAGCTATCTTCTGCGGTATCTGCTGTCCATTGAGCAGGTGCGCCGAGGCATCCGCACGCGACTGGTGCGGGAGCTGGTCTGCTATGCGGACGACTTTGCGCTGGTCGGTCGAACGTCGCAGCTCATAAAGGCGATGAAGAAGGTGACGAGGTGGGCGAAAAACACGCTGGGGCTTGAGATAAAGCGTGTGTGGCAGATCGTCCACTTCGCATCAATCGAAGAAGAGAAGCGCGTAAAAATCTTACGCCAAGAATACGGCGCAAAGATACGTACACCGGCGCTCGATATGATGGGCTATGCAGTACGGCGCACCTACACGATCATACGCAAGGGCGTGTTTCGGCGCATTCGGCGGCAGTTACTGAGAGCAGCACGCGACCTTGCCTTGCGAGGATATATCCCGCACTGGCGAGCGGCCAAGCTGACGGCCTACAACGGGTGGATCACCAACAGCGACAGCAAACGAGTGATAAACGAATACGAGGTAAACAAGATCATGACGGCAGCGCGCTGGTCTGTGGCGCGCCACGCCATGATCCAGAACATGGAGGCGCAAGCAGCATGAAAGAAATCTATACAAAAAAGCCGGAGACGGTAGAGGTGTTTAACCTGAGCGGCAAATCAGATGTGATCTTGCGCAGGGGCATCCAGCAAGTCGAACAACAGGCAGAAGGCGACGTGGGCGCAACCTATGTATGGGAATGCGAAGAGCGCCAGTTCCGTTATTCTGGCATTTTGACGGTGCCGGAAGTGGAAGCGCATTTCACGGACTGGTGGGACTATACCCAGGGCAAGCCCACGGACGAATCGAGCGAGCCGACTTTGCTTGAGCGCGTGGAGGCGCTGGAAGCTCTGGCACTTGAGATGGTAATGTCGTAAAGGAAGGAGGGGCGAACATGGTTGAATTTTTGAAGGTGCAGCTGCGTTTGCACAGGATCACCCGCGAAGATGTGTGGGCAATGGCCGATGAAGGCAAGATCACCGAGGCGCAGGCCGAAGCGGTCGCCGGTGCGCGGGTGGAGCCTGATAAGGATGAGTAACCTGCAAATGATCGTAGAGCTGGAAGGGCTGAACGAGCTGCAAGCGGAGATCATCAAGGTGCTTGCGGCGCGCCTGGCCGAGCTGGGCGATACTGAAACCGGAAAAGATGAGATCGCGCAGGCAGATAAGAAGTTCACTCAGCTGATTGGTCAGTGCGAAAGCCCTTTTCCCATGTAAGGGAGGCGACCGATGGTGAATCTTGAGATTGTATACTGCTACCATGCGCCCAAATCCGGGCAGACAGAGCGGTACGAAGCCATGCGAGCAAAAGCAAAAGAGCTTGCCGAGCTGATCGCCGGTTCCTGCCCAGACAGTCGCGAGAAGAGCCAGGCATTTTTGAAGCTGGAAGAGTGCGTAATGTGGGCAAATGCCAGCATCGCGCGCAACGAGTGAGGGGGGTGAAGCAAACCGTGAAAACCTATGGCATCGACGTGAGCCACCATCAGCCAAGCATCGACTGGCCGACCGTGGCAAAGGAATTGTACAAGGCGAACGGCAACCGAAAGCAGGGCTTTTGCATGGTGCGCGCGGGGTACAGCAAGCGCACCGGCAAGGGCGGGCTGGTGGTAGACAGCAGCTTTTATTCCCACGTAAAAGGGTGCCAGGATAACGGCATCCCATTCGGCGTGTACTTCTACTGCTACGACGAAAGCCCTGCGGCGGCGCGCGTGACCGCGCAGGCCGTGGTGGATCTGCTGAAACCGTACAAACCGGAGTACCCGGTCTACTACGATGTGGAGTACGAAACGTACAACACAGGATGCGGCAAAGCGGCGAACAACGCGCTGATCAAAGCGGCGATGGAAGTGCTGGAAGGCGCGGGCTATTATGCGGGCGTGTACTGCTCGCGCGATTTCTTCCAGCGGTACACGGATCTTGCAGGGCTGAAAGCCTACGATAAATGGGAGGCGGCCTATGTAAAGACCGACAGCGCCGACGTGGACAATGGTATCTGGCAGTTTTCGGCCAAGAACGCGCTGGGCCTGACCGGCTTTGGTACGTCACTTGACTGCGACATTGCCTACAAGAATTATCCGTACATCATCCGAAAGGCCGGCCTGAACGGCTGGCAGAAAGGAGAAGGACTATGAAAGAATTTCTTTCTTTGATCCCGGCAATCGCGGCATGGGCCGTGCTGATCGCCGCGCTGGCCGTGGCCGCTGTGGCCGCGATCCGGCTGGGGTATCAGCAACAGGTGGCCGAAACGGCTTTTAACTTTGTGGTGAAGGCGGAATTGCAGATCCGCGGCAGCAAACGCGGCCAGGAGCGCAAGGCCATTGTAACACAATGGTTGAAGCAGAAAATTCCGTTTCCTCTTTCGCTATTTATCACGGACGAGATCGTGGACAAGGTGATCGAAAAAGCCTTTAACCAGATGAAAAAATGCTTAGAAACCGCCATTGCGGCCCAAAAGACGGGGGAGGAAGCCGACGATGGTTAAATGGCTGAAACGCGTGCTGCTGCACTTCGTGGGGCTGGCCGACCTGCTGGCCGAAATTTTGAAGGAAGGCTGATACCATGAGCATTTTTGCAATGTGCGGCACGGTGCTGCTATCAATGCTGGCTTCCACGGGCGTTGCCGCTGTGGTAGTGAAATTTATCGTGGAAGGCGCGCTGAAAGACGCACAGGAAAAGCGCAAGCGGGATACCACCTATCGTCAAGAGAAGGCAAAAATGGACGACGCCTGGAAGCATCAGGTGGGGCGAACGCTGTTCTGGGTGTATCATGGTATCAAGCAGTACGAGCAGGCCGAGGGCCGCGGCTTCTGGAACGGGGAACTGCTGGATTCGCTGGACAAGATGAAGGAAATCGAGGCCCAGGAAGAGGCGCTGGACCGCGACCGGCTGGCAAAGGTGATCGAGCCTAAATAAGACCCGAATAAAGAGGACAACCCCGGCAACTTGTAAGGAAAACTTACACGTTGCCGGGGTATTTTTGTGGAAAAATGTGGAATATCGGTTGAAAGTGTTTATTGCTGCGGCATAACGGCGTTAATGGTGATGGTCAAATTGAGGTTGTGGGAGATGCGCTCCGGTTCGTACTTTTCGATCAGATACTTATACGCGGCAACCTGCGCCATATCGAAGCCGTGGATGCAGGCGAATTTATAGCGTGGGGGAAGCAGCTCGGACAGATTCGTTGCGTTTTCGATCAACCAGTCGGCCATCGGAGCCTTGCGGCGCGTGGTGCCAGTGTAGGGCGCAACGCTCTGGCTCAAGCCGACCAACTCGGCGAGCTGGTCACAACTGGTATGGAGTAAAACATCGGTTTTCAAATCGACCGGAAGCTCTACGAAGAGCGGGCACTCGCGCAGTTCTTTGGCAATGGCAGCATCCTCAACGATAAATGATGAATACCGGCTTGTCTGGTTATTTTGGGCGCCGCGCAGGTGCTCCATTACCGTGCGCTGTGCGGCGTCAGTCATGGCCGCGAGGGCGGCTATGGCCTCGTCTTTGCCGAAAAGCTGCTCTGACCGGCGCTGGCCGGACGGCGTGGCGGTTTTAACCTCCGCGTCGATGTAACCAAGCTCCATCGCGAGGCGGTAGATGTGTTTACAGGGAATGTGCTTGTGGGTGTAGACCGGGCAGGTGCAGGTAGAAAGGGTGGTTTGGTATTGCTTGCTGCCCCAAAACGAGCAGCACTGCGCCTCCCGGTCGAGCGTGCCGGGCATGGGCGTGAGCGCGCCGGTGGTGGCCGCGTGCAGGGAATTAAGCTGGGCGGTGCCAGCGTGGTCACGCTCTGACCACGGGCCGAACGGGCGAATGGTGGGCATTGTGGAAACCTCCTTTTCTGGGGCAGGCCACAAGGCGCTGCCTGTTTATTTTTTCTCTGGTGTGGGGCCAGAGTAAACGGCGGGGACAGCTTTTGACATTTCCAAAAACTATGTTAAACTATTTGTATATCTGCTGGTAGTTATAGAATATCACAGCAGAACGACAATTGCTATACTGATTTTCCAGAAATAGGGGTAATTTACAATGCGGATGTACAAGCACTTGACTTACACGGACCGGCTGCGGATTGAGAAGTGGAGGAACGAGGGCCTGAAACCCCGCGAAATCGCCGACCGACTGCGCGTGCATATCAGCACGATCTACCGGGAACTGCACCGCGGCGAGTACGAGCGTCGCAACGGAAAGACCTGGCTGATGGAAATTAGTTATAGTCCGGACATCGCGGACAAAAAATATCGGGATTTCTGGAAAGCAAAAGGCCCAGCGCGCAAGGCGGAGAATGACACGGTATTTATTGAGTACATACAAAATAAGATCCTGAATGATTCTTACTCGCCAGCCGCAGCACTGGCCGAGGCGCGCCACGACGGGGTGCATTTTGAGAACGAAGTGTGCCTGCGCACAGTGTACAACTATATCGCGCACGGGGTATTCCCAAAGCTGACCAATGAGGACCTGCCGGAGAAAGGCAAGCGCAAGCGCGCGTATCACAAGGTGAAAGAAT